TTTTGTACTTTTTATTTATCTCTAATTGAATAATTTCCCAATTTAATTTAAATTTATATTATAATTATAGCATATAAGATAATAAATGTCAAGTATAATTATATTGTAATTATTTGTAACTATATTTTTTTTATTTGTAACGACTTATTGGTTTGTGTGTGTTATACTTTAGAGAGATTAATAGAAAGGAAGGTTTAAAATGACAGTTAAAGATTTAATTGATAGAAATTTTGAGTGGAACGGTAACACGGTGGTGCATTTAGTTATGGTACGAGAAAATGGGGACCAGAATGAACGTGTTGCGTTGGAGCTTATCCAATTAAAAAAGAAATCATTTTCAAAATTGAAAGTTATCGGGTTTTTTCAAAATATTATTTATGTGAAGGGCGCGGGTGAATTTCGATGAAATTTACGGAATTATATATGGCTAATAATGATTGGGGACCCACGACAGTTTTAAGGTGTACTATCCGTGATGAACGTGAAACGTATTCTATTACAGTATCGTCTTATTTTATTGATACAATGTTCGGTGAATATTTGGTAAGTGATTTTAGCGGAACTGAGGTTAATCTTTATCGATAAAGTGGGGTGTAAAAAGAATGATGATAAAGGCGTGTTTAACAGCTATATGTATAAGCTTAGTCGTTTTGATAAATAGCTGTGCGTATGACGTTATATGGTATGGATTTTCAATGCGTGCTGACTTAGAGTTTTCAGCGGTATTAGTGATTACAATTGCGTCGGGCGCAATGGTAATATATTATATCTGGTCTAAATTAAAGTGAGGTGATAAGGGTGAGAGAACGTAAAGTGCGCCATATGGTGCGGAGGTTAGTTGTTGAGTGTGTTGTGCGTAATGTTAATAATGGTCAGCTTAAATATACAACGGTGTTATTTGACCGCGTTACGCTGGAATGTGATGAAATTAAACGGGAGATACGTAAACAATTAACCGGCGGCGAATATGTATTGCAATATATCGCAAAAATTGTGGAGGAAAGCTATTTGGTTACTATGCCGCTATTAAAGTTTTTAGAACACGGTGAGATAATATCAGAAAATAAAAATGTGAGGGAGTTATAAAATGAATACAATAACAATTTCTGGCAGAATGGTCAAGGATTTAGAGATGAAAAGAGCAGGAGAGGACACAATTATAGGTATTTTTGACCTTGCTTGCCGCAATAGTAAAAAAAATACGACGTTTTTTAATGTGCAGTTAAGCGAAACGCAGGCGAACATTGTTAGTAAGTATGCGGGAAAAGGGTCTTATATTACAGTTTCTGGTGTAATGTATTGTAATAAAAACGAAAAAGGCGGTAAGGTTTATTACAATTGGACTGTGTATGCGGATAAATTTGAGTTTGGGCCGTCGAGTGGAGAGCAAATCCCAGGTTAACTAAGTAGGGTGGGCGGTTGGGATTAAGTGAGGTAATATTGAATGGCAAAGAAAAAACAGACCCCTAATCAGGCAGAATATGCAAAACAAGAAAGGCGAATAAAGCGTTCAATTCAGCGTTTGCGTAGGCGAGGGTATACGGTTAATTTTGAAATGCCGATTAAACCGAAGCGCATTACAAAAAAGAAATTACGTGAACTTGCGGCAATTAAGCCGAGTGATATTTATGCCCAATCACAGTATATAGACCCGACAACTGGTGAGATACTTCCCGGAAATATAGGGCGTTTACGTGAAAAGGAAGTATCAAAACTCGCAACACAGCGGGGTAGTATAATTTTAAACAATTTGCAAGAGCTGATAAAAACTTTTCGCGTAACACCGAGTAAAAATGTCATTGAAGAGCTTATTGAGCGAGGTATTAAACGAAAAGGTGAGACGGCTGTTGTTAGGGCATTAAGTTTAGCAGAGGCGCGAGGAATGACAATTGATTGGTATTCTCAGTATAGGGCAGATATTATGTCAGCGTATGTGTGGGAAGTCGGGAAAGATATTGGATTGACTGACAGCGAAATAATGCAATTTCAGGAAACAATTGACGATATTATAAATTATACAATGGATTGGAGCTATATCAATTAATATGAATGTATATCCTATGTACACTTTAAAGCATTTAATAATTAGGCGTATCAGGGGACAGCGAGATTGGATTGAAACTTATTATGTTAAATTTTCAGACGGTAAGTACAGAAGAAATTATTGCCTTGACCCCGATAGTGGAGCATTGATAATGTCTATATCAACCGAGGAGAGTGATTATATTTCGCGCAAAAAGGCGGTTGAGGTGATAAATAAACAAATGGACTTATACCCGAATTTTTCAACGGAGTGGGCAGATTTGAAGCTACTCAGAAATAATATTGAACAACTTGCATGTGCAGATGTCACACAAGTAAGGCATGGCAAATGGGAATTAGACGAAGATATTGCGGAGTATGGTGATTTTATTTATACGTGTTCTGTGTGTGGAGTTTATGAGGTTTGGGGCGGTGACCAAAAAACAAACTATTGCCCCAACTGCGGAGCATTGATGGAACAGGAGATGTGAACATGAGACTGATTGACATAGATGTACTTGGCGTTGGTAGATGCAACCCAGATGTATTCAAAGTGCCTGACCGTGCTGAGGGGTGGAACGATTTGTTGGACATAATAAACAGCGCCCCCACCATCGACGCTGTCGAAGTGGTCAGGTGCAAGGATTGTGAATATTACCATTTAATGGAAGAGGGCTTTTATGATTGCCGTGAAGTGTGGGGAATTGATTTACCGCAACCTGAGGATTTTTGCAGCTACGGCGAGCGGAGGGAATAACGATGCCAAAAAATAATTTACCATGGATTATTGACTTTGAAACAACAGTATATGACGGGCAGGAAAAAACAGAAGTTTGGGCGGCCGCGGCTGTGGAATTGTATAGCGATGACGTGCATGTATTTCATAGTATCGATGAGCTTTTTTTATTTTTCGTTGGACTAAAAAGGAATGTTGTTGCACTAACTCATAACTTGAAATTTGACGGGTGTTTTTGGCTTGATTATGCGATGAAGGGGCTTAAATATGAACAGGCTGTTTATAAAGACGGGGAAGGTAATTATCATTTTATAGATAAAAAAGATATGCGCAATAATACTTTTCAATATTTAATATCTAATATGGGGCAGTGGTATCGAATTATCTTTAAAGTGAAAAACCACTATATTGAGATAAGGGATAGTTTAAAATTACTTCCCTTTTCGGTGAAAGAGATTGGAAAAGCATTTAATACATCGGTTCAAAAGACTGAAATTGAATACGAGGGAAAAAGGTTTGCAGGGTGTGAAATTACAGACAAGGAACGCGAATATATTGCAAACGATGTTAAAATTGTTAAGGAAGCTATGGAAAGCATGTATTTGTCAGTTAAAAACAGCGTTACTATAGGCAGTGCATGTTTAAAGGACTTTAAGAAAACGGTTTATCGTGACGAATGGCCGCGCCTATTTCCTCAATTAGAATATATTGATTTATCAAAAAGTGTTCATGACTTCGGCGCAAAAGAAGCAGACGAATATATACGTAAAAGTTATAAAGGCGGGTGGTGTTATGTAGTTAGAGGAAAGGAAAAAAAGATTTATAAGAACGGTATTACATTAGATGTAAATTCTTTATATCCCTCTGTAATGTTATCAGAGAGCGGTAATAAATATCCTATGGGTAGCCCAGTTTTTTTAATTGGCGATAAAGTCTTGTCATACTTAGGTAAAGAAACATATTATTGCTTTATACGGTTTAAGTGTCGGTTTTATCTGAAAGAAAATTATTTACCTTTCGTGCAAATTAAAAATAATTTACTGTATAAATCGACTGAAATGTTAGAGACATCTGATGTTTGGATTGAAGCATTACACCGGCACGAGCGTTATATTTTTGACGGGAATGAAAGAATAGATACTTGTGTTACATTGACAATGACTGAGACAGACTTTGATTTATTTCGAGAGCATTATTATACTGAGGATTTAGAGATTTTAGACGGGGCGGTATTTTTTAGTAATTTTTATTACGGTGAGGAACAAATATTTGATAAATATATAACAAAATGGCGTGAAATAAAAGAAAATAGTACTGGCCCGCGTAGGACGTTGGCAAAATTGTATAGTAATAATTTATATGGAAAGTTGGCGACATCGCCCAATAGCAGTTTTAAGGTTGCATATATTAAAGATGACGGAAGTTTAGGGTTTTATACGCAGTTGGAGCGAGCACAAAAGACAATTTATGTGCCGATAGGGAGCGCTATAACATCGCACGCCCGTAATTATACAATCAAAGCGGCCCAGTCGAATTATTACGGTAAAGATAAACCGGGCTTTATATATGCCGATACGGATAGCATACATTTGGACTTAGATGTAAGAGATGTTAAGGGGGTAGTATTAGATGAAAAAAAATACGGTGCATGGAAGTGTGAAAGCAAATGGGAAACGGGATTTTTTGTTAGGCAGAAAACATACATGGAACTTGAAGAAAATGGGGTATCTATTAAGTGTGCAGGGTTGCCAGAAAAGTGTAAAAATTTAGTTGGCTATAGTATGGGTCTTATGAAAATGCCCCCTAATCTATGGGATAAACTATCGTGGGAGGAAAAAAAGTTCGTTGTACAAGATAGAGAAGTAACAGATTATAATGTTGGTTTAAGAGTTCCCGGAAAACTTGTGCCAAAGAGAATTGACGGGGGTGTAATTCTTAAAGAGACAGATTATTTAATTAGATAAAAAGGCGACTCAAACGAGCCGCCTGTATCTTTACTCGCGCCAATTAATGCCGGTAAGCTAAACCGCAATCACACGCCCCTAAAGTGAGCTTATGGCGTGGGAAACATTAATTGCACGCAAGGAGATATTTAATTAACGATAAGCAATAGCATACATCAGGGCATTTTTAGCCGAGGCATTTTTAAAACGAAAACACCCGCGGTCAAAATATATTCTAAATATGTTTATAAGCTGAGAATATCTTTTTAGCATAACATAGTTTATATCATGGTCATATGTTGTGACACTTAGCTTATGGGGAAAGGATAAATCACAACTGGTATCGACATATATTACTCCGAGCGTAGTATATTCTCGTACCGCGTAGTTTTGTCCTTCGTATTTTAAAGTGCATAAATATCGGGATTTTCCGACAGGTCTATCAATGAAGGCGAGGCTATCATTTAAATAAATCCCTGACGCGGCGTATGCTAAAACGCGTGTATTTTTGAACGCGGCATTAAAACTGCTATTTAATTGCGCGTTGCCAGCACTTTCAACATAGCCCTGCTCTAAAACCCACCCATGCCCTTTTAGATATTTAGTCTTGTTATCCAGTCTTTCAGTTACGTTAAATGCCGTGTAATAGGGGTTTAGCATAGTAACAGGATTGGCACACATATAAATCGGGACATAACGCACATGTTCACCCCGTCCGCGGGCCACGGCAGTGTGTAAAGTATGGAATTTTATTATTTCTTTTGAGCAATAACGGTTAGTTTCAGATTGGAACTCATCTAAAAACATAGTTGCGGTGTCGGAAAAAACATGAGAACAGGTTTTTAATTTATCTGCGGTATTTAATGCAACAGCATACCCACAATTTTCTCCGTTCAGCATTAGTTTGTGGTATAGCCCATGTGAGCAGGGAATACTTTCCATTGTATAGTCAGAAAAAAATAAATGTTGAATATCGTCAAAAAATTTGTTAGCGCAATTGTCGAGTTCGTACGAGAAACGATATACGTGCATGAATTTTTCTCTTTTTCTTAAAAACCTTTTTACTAAAATACGTGAAAAGGCAGTAGTTTTTCCTCCCGTTTTATTTGTGGTGACCATATATATTTCAGGTTTTTTTCCGTCTAAATCTACCATTGATAACAGTTTAGTTGGGTCGTAATATTTTGTGTCTTTCATGATTATCACCTACTATATTTTACTATGAAAAAGAAAAAATGTCAAGTTGACAGATAAATGATTAATATGTTATAATATTACCGGGTGATAACATGGATATAACATCAGTAACACAGCTTATTTCAAACTTAGGTTTTCCTATCGCGGTTTGCTGTATTATGTTTTGGTATGTGTATAAAGTACAGAAATCGCATAGCGAAGATATAATAACCTTAACAAAGGCAATTGAAAATAACACTATAGCATTAACACAGCTTGAAAGCAAACTGGAAGGGAAGCATATATCATGATAAAGGGAATTGACGTTTCAGAGTTTCAAGATAAGATAGACTTTTCATCAGTTACCGGCATTGACTTTGTTATTATTCGTGGTGGTTACGGCACGAATTATGTTGATAAACAAGCAAAGTCAAATTTAAAGGGTGCATATGAAAGTGGCCTACTCCGCGGTGTGTACTGGTTTAGCTACGCCGTTTCGGAAGAGAACGCAAGAATGGAGGCACGAAAGTGCTTAGAGGTTATTTCTAACAATACGCTGGATTTACCTGTTTTTTGGGATTTTGAATATGATAGTATTCGCTATGCCAATCAGATAGGTGCAAGTATTACGCCGGCACTTGTTCGCTCCATGTATAAGGCTTTCAACGAGGTTATTACTGCCGCAGGTTTTAAATGCGGCATATATGCCAATGAGGATTATATAACGAAATATTTCGGTGAAGAGTTTATAGCGAATTATCCGCTGTGGTATGCTTATTGGCCTGAGAAGAAGGGGGCATGCCCCCGCGATTGTCTCATATGGCAGTACAGTAGTTATGCGCGTATCTCAGGGATAAGCACAAATGTTGATGTCAACGAAGGTTATTTCGATTTCAATAGCGAGGCTATTTTACCGCTCGATGAGGTTGTCAATAAAGTGGTTAAGGGTTATTACTCTAACGGAGAAGAGCGTAAAAATAAACTTATAGCCGCGGGATATTCATACTCAAAAGTACAGTCAAGAGTAAATGAGTACTATGCTGTAGCTGAGAGAGTTATTCGGGGCGATTACGGAAACGGTGCAGGCCGCTTTAAACGTCTCGAGAGCGAGGGATATAATTCTGGTTTGGTACAGCATATTGTCAATGTCCTGTTATGTGATTAAGCATGGCGTGGGAATACGGTGAATATATATGGCGGTATTTAATGTCAGATATTAAAAATGAAATTGGAGTATCTGCCATTATGGCCAATTTAGCCGCTGAAAGCAATATGTTGCCTTATATCGTGCAAGGCGATGTAACGCCCCCATATACGTTTTCGCGTGAATATACCGCACAGGTTGACAGCGGCGCGATTACTAAAAGTGAGTTTGTTAATAACGGCCCAAACGGGGGCGGATATGGGTTGGCCCAATGGACATCACCCTCGCGAAAAGAAAATCTTTACAATTTTAAAATTTCTACGGGCACGAGTATAGGGGCTATTAGTTTAGCCTGTAATTACTTGTTGTATGAGCTTAAAAATAACTATTCGGCTATTTATTCTGAAATGAAAAACGCCACAGATTTGTCAACGGCAACTGTTAATTTCTTGTGGGGGTTTGAGGCACCAGCTTGGACACCAACGATTGAGGCAGAACGCATAGCGTTGGCAAATGAAGTTTATAATACCTATCACGAATATGATTTCGTGCCGCGGTTAAGTAAAGTGGGTATGTTAGGCTCTAAATATTGGTACTCAGATACAAACCCGTTTTATCCGGTGGGCGGGGAGCCATACGGCTTACCAAACTGCACATGTTACGCTTGGGGCCGGTTTTGGGAAATAACTGATATTGTGCCGTCACTACCCACGGGAAACGGTGGTCAATGGTGGGGTGATGTTACAGGATATGAAACGGGACAATTACCACAACTTGGGGCTGTTTTATGTTTTGATCAGCCCGGACAGGCGGGGCATGTTTGCATTGTAGAGCAGATTTTAGACAACGGTGACATTGTTACATCTAATAGTGGTTATAGCCGCAATCCGGGCGGTTATGATGACCCGCTGTATTTTTGGACTGAAACAAACCCCGTGTCCACTAATTACCGCGCCCCCTGGGAAGTTAGTGGGGGGTTTGTATTTCAGGGCTTTATATACCAATCAGGTACACCTAAACCGCCTAAGCCGCCTACAAAGCGAAAAAGCAAGTGGTGGATTTATCTTAAATCATGGCTATAAAGGAGTATAAAAGTATGAAGTATGAAAAAGAAGAATTGTTAGAAGTTATCCGTAAGCTGGCCGGAGACAAATCAGACAGCGACGAAATGCTGGAGGTATATGATAATATTGATGATACATATGCCGAGGTATTCAATAAAGACACAGTGGCAGAAGTTGAGCGCCTAAAAACAGAATTGTCGGAAAATGATAAAAAATGGCGCCAGCGTTACCGCGACAGATTTTTTGGTAAAATTGATGATGAGAAGCCGGGCGATGATACACCTGACCCCCGTGACATAAGATTTGAGGATTTATTTAGAGAGGAGAAAAAGTAATGCCGAAAGTATTTACCAATTCAGCCGCAGAAGTTTTAAATGCCATTAGAAATAGCGCAACTGTTAACTATCAGAATTACGTTCCATTTGCACAGCCGGACGGTGATAGTGTACGAGAGATTGGCGCTATCATAATGGATATGCCTGAACTCCAGAATGAGTTTTTGCAGGCACTTATAAACCGAATTGGGCGTGTGATAATCACGTCAAAAATGTATGAAAATCCGTGGGCCTTTTTTATTAAGGGTAAATTTGAATTTGGAATGACGGTTGCGGAGTATTTTGTAAATCTTGCAAAGCCCTACAGCTATGACCCCTCAACAGCCGCAACTAATTTCATGGAAAGAGAAACCCCCGATGTACGGAGTTCTTTCCACGTGATGAACTATCAGAAGTACTACAAACAGACAATTCAGGAAAGTGACCTTGAGGCGGCATTTTTAACCTATGAGGGGTTAACAAATTTCATAATGCAGTTAACTGTTTCACTAATTACGTCAGCAAATACTGATGAATTAATGATGATGAAATATCTTCTTGCTGTGGAAATATATAACGGACGGTTAACACCGATTTCAATACCTGTACCCTCAAAAGATAATGCGCAGGACATTGTAACCGAAATTAAAAGCTTGTCAAATAAAATGACTTTTCAGTCAACAAATTACAATATGGCAGGCGTTACAAATCATGTACTCAAAGAAAATCAGTATCTTATACTTTCAGCGGACTTTGACGCAAGCATGGACGTGAATGTATTGGCAACATCTTTTAATATGGAACGGGCTGAGTTTATGGGCCACAGGGTATTGATTGATAGTTTTGGCGCACTCGATATTGAGCGCCTTGGTGAGCTTATAGGTGACGAGCCCGGCTATATCGAATTTGGCAAGGACGAACTTGAGGCATTGGACGCGATACCCGGTGTGTTAGTGGACAAAGATTTTTTCCAGATATATAACCGTAAATTCGAGCTTAGGGCTATGCGCAATGACGAGGGTCTTTACAGAAATGCGTGGTTGCACGTATGGAAAATATACGCCGTGTCACCGTTCGCAAATCAGGCTGTCCTTATACCTGCAACGCCGACTGTTACGGGTGTGACAGTGGCCCCCTCCGCTGTAACGGCTGACCCCGGTCAGAGTGTCCAGTTATCCGCCACAGTCACCACAGAGAATTTTGCGCCGCAAGAGGTAACTTGGCAGTCCAGCAACGAGAATGTAACCGTTTCCCCCGCAGGAGTTGTTTCACTCAACGAACGTGCGACCGGAAGTGCAACCATTACAGCTACATCTGTCTATGATAATGAGAAAAAAGGCACCTCCATAATTACAATTGCTTAATGTTTATAAACAAGAAGAGGGCTCAATCAGATGTGCCCTCTTCTTAACAATAACAGGGAGGTTAATTAACATTGAGTATTATAGGGCCTTCAACATGGGGAAAAACAGCGTCAATATTACTATGTTCTGTTCCGTTTAACCGTAATTATTCCGATGTTCTTTCATGGGAGGACGACGGAACATCAAATAACATTATAAATAAACAATGGTCATATTTTACGGGTGTGTCTAAGTACTCATTTACATTGCAATCACCGCCGGTTATTAGTGAGGGATATTTTGATATTGAACTTCCCTATTATCAGGCGGCGGGGTGCAATTATGCCGGCATTAGGCTAAACACTAACACAACGATTGCGCGCTCATATTGGTTTGTATGGGTTGATAGGTGTGAAGAACTTAGTATAAATACAACCCGCGTTTACTTTACGGTCGATGTTATGCAGACTTTTGCAGCATATTATTTAACATCTATGCCGCCGCAATATGTCCTACGTTTTACCCCTCCAACGGATAATCTTTTTGAAAATTTAGTAGAAGATGATGTCGATTTGGGCGATGAAACCGTTGTAGTGCGTGGCAATCGAACAGCAGCCGATAATATCAGCGTTGCATTAGTTTATTCTAAAATACCCCCCGGCACGTCAATGCCAATTAATCCGGGCATGAGATACGGATTAATGTGCCCCTTAGGTTTTAAGACTTATAATTTGGCGAATGACAGCGAGGTGACTGAATTAGCTAAAGACATAACAGCGTTTACAGACGCAGGTTATGAGGACGCAATCGCGTCGATGTATCATTACCCAGCGGCATTAGGTACAGAAAAAAATTTAACGCCTACTACGCGCGAAAGGTACGTAACAATTAACTTTGAAAAAATAGGGGATTACACCCCGAAAAATAAAAAGTTATTTACCTCACCGTATTTATCTATTTTGGTAAATTCAAACGAGGGTACAATAAAAACATATAAGCCAGAGCTATTTGAGTACGAAAGTCCTATGCCAGCTACAAATCAAATAAAGTTTAAAGAAGTGGGGGTAGTCATACCATCGCCACAGCGGATTGTATACCCCTGCAATTATAGAGGATTTGAGGACGCTTACGAAGATGGTTTTACACAAAATTCGCTTGTAATGTTACCGTGGGTAGGAGACGCATATCAAGCTTGGCAGGCACAGCGCGGCGGTTCCTCTGTAACTTCTTTATTGTCAAGTGTCTTTGCAGGGGCCGCGGGAGGAATGGCAATCGGTGGCCCTCCAGCGGCCGCAGTTGGGGCGGCGGGGGGTGCAGTAACAGCGGGATTAAGTTACATAGGCAAATCAATTGACATGCTTAATACGCCCCCAGAAGTTCACGGGCAGGTTATGAGCGAGGGCTTAAATTACGCCATGGGTCGAATAGACGCGGATTATTTTGTAATGAGCTTGCACCCCGAAAACCTTAAACGCATTGATAACTATTGGAGCGCGTATGGTTATCCCATTAACGATATACTTAATTTTGATACAAATTGGGCGCGACACCGCCCCTATTGGACATATATACAAACAGCAAACTGCATATTTGCAAACGGTAATTTCCCGGCACAGTATGCTGACGAGATATGCTCAATATTTAATAGGGGTGTTCGATTTTGGAACTCTCCCTCATCGTACGGCATATTAACGAACGATAATTCGGTTTAGGAGGATTAATAATGGCGAGGCGTAGACCAGCGAAAAAAAGTATCAATAATTTTCTTGAAAGTTTAGGTAATAACAATTTAGCCCGTTATAACTATGCAGTTGACATTGTGAATATAGCTGTTTCATCGGGTGAATGGGTAGATATGCCGCCCTCCGTTGACGTTCGATATTTGGAAATAAGCGAGATATATCAGGGTGCATGCCTATTCTTTGAGGACGAAGTAATGGGTTTTTTAGCTTTACCATTTGTAGGTCAGGGCACCCTTGACGCTTACGGTGTACCCACACAAAGACTGGCATACGGGGTTAACGGCTATCAGGCAATTAGAGATAACACAAACTCTGTAATTATTTGGAATAATTACACACGCACTCCGGAATTTCCATGGATAAAATATTGCTCTGACAGGCTTTACGATTTGGACGGGACAATCGACATCAATGCAAGGGCGCAAAAGACACCAGTATTAATTAAGTGCAAGGAAAGCCAAAGACTGACCTTGAAAAACGCATACAAAAACTTTGCAGGTAATGAGCCGGTAATATACGGCGATGAGGATTTCCCCACTGACAGTTTAGGAGTATTTAATACAAATGCCCCCTATGTAGCAGATAAAATTTACCAGCTTTCACGTAACATTTGGAATGACGCGATTGCTCATTACGGTGTATTCAATAACCCGAGCGATAAAAAGGAGCGGCAAACGAACGTAGAAATCGTACATAACAGTGGAAAAACCTACGCACTGGGCGAAAGTCGCACCTTATGCAGGCAACAGGCGTGTGAGGAAATTAATAGCATGTTCGGACTAAATATATCATATATCTCCAACAGACCAAAGTCCCATTTAATGGACAGTGCCGAAGGTGGTGCCAATATAGATGAGTAAGTACACAACACAGGTGCGGTACATTTGCGAAACATATGCTGGCTTAGCTGAAAGTGTGGGTTATAATCAGGTAAATGATGTTGTTCGTCAGGCATATCCCACGATTTTTGACAGCGAATTACCATTATTTAAGCCTGAGTATGCGGCAGTATTATATCCCAAAATACTACGCCATTATTATACCCGCGAAATAGGGTTTGAGACAGTCGGACTATGGAAGTTGCATTTAAATAACCGTTTATATGAAATTTTACCGTATTATAATCAGTTATATACAAGTGCAGAAATTGAATTTGACCCCTTTAATAATATTGACATAGTTAAAACGATTGTGCGCGACGGCAATGATAATACTACAGCAACAAGAAAATCTGATAAGGGGTTACAAAATGAACTAACGCAGAAAACAACACAGGCATTTAGCCGCACCCCTCAGGGAACACTTGCAGATATTGAAAATTTATCGTATCTGAGTGAAGGGACCATAGATAGTTTCACAGCGAACTCGCAAAGCACTGAAAATTATTCTGATAATAGTAATACTGACCGTGGCTACAATGAAACAGTATCAGAAACAACTAAGGGTAAAACCTCAATGCAGTCGTATGCAAGCGCACTTCTTGAATTACGTAAAACATATTTGAATATAGACCTGTCGATAATTGAGGAATTGCGAGATTTATTTATAACAATGTGGTAGGAGGAAATAAAATGTCAAACTTTTCAAAAATCACTGAATTACCTTTTTGCACCTGCCCCGGTGTATTGCCGCAGGTTTATAGCGAGGCCCTTTCATATTATGAAGATTTACGAAAAATTCAGATTAAGCTTAATGAATTAATAGTACAGACAAATTTACTAATAACGCAAACTGACGCAAATACCGGCGATATTACAAATATTAAATCTCAGGTCACAGCAATACAGAACAATTTAACGCAGGTCAAAAAAGATGTTGTCGTACTAACCAGCCGTGTGCAGGTAATTGAAAACCTGCTCAGTTCATTGACGGATGAAGTATCAGTATTACGGGGTTTAGTCGATAGTATTAATAAACAAATTACAGAAATTAAGTCTGATATAGGGCATATTAATAATATAATTGACGCAACGCTAACCCATATCGATACAATAAATACGAGCATAACAGAAATACGCGGAGATATTACGCAGATTAATTCTAAAATAACAAATATAAACTCTACAATAACGGAATTAGCGTCAGAAATATCTCAGCACGCGCAGAAAATTCAGGTTTTAGAAACAACCACGCAAAACCTGACAAGTAGTATATCAACGATACAAAATGAGATAGGAAACTGGTCGACTTCATATCCCTCAAAAACAATAGCAAATGTGATGAAAGCAATTGAGGGAAGAACGCCAGATGACTTTCAGTTAACGGCCATTAATACCTGGCAGAGCGGTGCCAGCGGAATACAGGGGTTTGAGATAATAGCGGACGGACTTATAACTTATATAGCTTTTCACCCCTCCTACGAAATTAAGATAACTTCCACTCCCGTTCCATATGAAAGCACACTGTTTCACTATATTCAGTCAACACCAGAGTTTGCCGCTGACTTTTATGAGTGGACCGGTCAGGACTTTGAAGCGTCGGCTATGGTTATATCGGACATTGTTCCAGCAGGTGACCCCAACACCCCGATAATACCGTGTAGGGGTGTACTCACAACGTCAGCATGCGATATAAGTTTTATAAGCTTGGGGTCGGAGGTTAGTTCGGTTTATGCGTCGGCAATTCTAATCGCAACAAAACAGGCTTGACAAATTTATAAAATTATCATATAATATAGGTGTTAGCTCTACTCAGTCGAGGGCCGACTTGGGTTTCCCTTTCCTTATAGGGGCCTGTAAGTGCCATATTACAGGCCCCACCCGCAAATTTTAATTAGAGATAACTTAACAATACAAAA